CACTTTAAGTATCTGTAGTGCCATTTTATGTAATCCTCTTGTTTAAATTAATCATCGTTGTCGTTAAGATAAGAATCTTCGTTAAGTTCCCACATGAACGATGTATAGCCTTCATCAATACCTTCCCATTGTATCATACCCTCACCCTCTGAATCTTGGTCAAACAAAGTAGAGTTACCAGTCTGTAAGTAGAAAGGACTTGGGTTAGTGTCTAGAGATAATACTAAGTCTAATCCGAATTCATCCCCTTGGTTGTCCACTATATAGAACAATTCTAGGTTTGCTATCTCTACTTCCCACGGAGCAAAATAACTGTTATTATTAGTATTCTGAGACACTAGTATTTTTGTGGTTACAGGAGATAAGTCTTCTACTAGGTCATATAGACCACGGTTAGCATTAGCTTCTCCGTTGAAGATCATTTGTCCGTAAGAGAGAACACCTACTGCTAGTCTAACGAAGTCAGATTCAGTATAAGTCTCTAGAATACCACCAATAATGGGTGCTGTTCCGTCAGAGTTATTAACAGCTATCTTAAGTTTAAGTGCAGACCTGTAAGCTTCATCGCCTAAACCTTGTCTAGAGAAACCTACAATCTTACCAATATAATCTAACCAGATTCCTGTTATATTTGACAGGTCTTTTATTTCGGATAAATCAATAAGTCCTGTTTCTAATTCCTGTAACTGAGTTAATATAATCTCTAGCAACTTAAGGAAGTTATCTTTATCTTTAAAGTAAGAGACTGCCCTTTCTTGACCTATAGATATATGATCTACATTTTCTATTGGCATCGTATTACTCCGTAGTTATAGTGACAGTCTGCTCACTGAATATTAATCTTTCAGTTTTACTTACAGGGATAATATCAGTTGTGTAGACTGGAGTATCACTTAAACTATCAGTTACAGCGACTTCTAAAGACGAGATATATACACCTTGTACTGTATAAAGAGTCCCATAGAATTTTGTAGGAGCAAAATCTTCACCAGAGTACATATCTTCCCCTCGTGTAACGACTAAACTTTGCATTGCTTCTTCACCGCCACTAGGGAAATCTTCCTCTGAGTTGATAGTGTAAGCAACACGTACCCACGCATATTTCTCAACTTGCCTAGAGAATTTAACAGACTGTGTATCACCATTACGGTCTAATATTGTTCTTTCAACTGTACCGTGTGTTACACCTAGTGCAGGTTTGGTTTCCCACAACACCTCAGCAATAGTGCCGTCATCACCACCTGTTACAAAAGTTTCAAAACTCTTAGCTGGAATACCCGTAACACTGTCGAATTCTAAAGTATCATTAACTGCTATTAGTACATTTGTAACACCAGCAATATCTGAGATAGAGGCTTCTATTGCAGGTTTAGTAGCAGTACCTGTACTTTGTTCTCTATCTTCCATACGTTGTCTTAAATCAGGGTCTGTCTCTTCAACACGCCCTGAAACAAAATCTACTAAGTTGGTTACTGAGTAAACACCAAGATTAGGTGTTACTAGGTTTGTTATAGTGTCACTACCAAAATCAAGGTCACCTTTTGTTGCTGACTCACTTGATACCAGTGTCCCTACTGAGTACAGTTTAATGTTAGATGAGTTCGTAGTAGTAAGTTGATTATTAAAACTAGGGTATGTTATAACTAATGTTGAATCCTCTACAGTAGTTATAGCTTCTGTATTAATATCTAGGATCACCTTAAGAGATTCTAATATCTCATCAATTTCTTGCCCTGTTCCACTAGTAACACTACTTGTAATTCCTTCAACAACAATGATATAATCTGTGTTGTCTACTAAAAATGGTATTGTGAATGTAGATTGATAACAGTTAGCCCTGTTTAAATCTGCTGTAGTATTAGTTAGTACGAACCTGTCTAAGCTATCCTTTACTGCTGTGTTACTAACAACGGTAGTCCCTGATTTACCAGTGAACAATAATTCACCTACTGCACCTGTCTCACGTTGTCTACTTAATCCAACCAATTCAGCTAGGTAATCTAGGTAAGGTCCTGTTGCTGAATCCCTGTTTTGAGTATCCTCTACTTGTTTACCTAACTCCCATAAATCTTTAACTGGTGCTGCTACTATATTAAATAACTCACCTAGTACACTATCTGGTGTGGTTGCTACATCACCCCATGCACTGTTAGCATCCGCAACATATGCTTCTAGTATCTCTTCAAAAGTTTTAGTTTCCCAACCTTTGTCTGTTATACCTGCCATTTTATTTCCTTAAATTATATGAATAAAGTGTACGGAGGGAAATCTACTACTTCACCATCTTCTGCTGTTATTGTTGGTATGTACACGATTGATCTATCAGAGCCTGTATAAGTAAAGGTAGAAGTAACCTCTGTAACTTGGTCTAGACTTAGTATATAATCATCTATAGCGGATATAACGTATTGTACTGTAGTGTCTGAGTCTCCTAGAAAATACTGTACATCGTCACCTGTATCACTACCTTCCTCTCTAAGCCAAGGTAATCCATAATTCTGGTGAGTAAAGAATTCACTTAAGTTTATAGTCAGTCCAACCGACAATCTCTGCTTTAATTCTTCCACTCCTGTGACTAGCTTTAGACCTCCATCAAGGTCTAAATCCCCTGTTATTGTATTTAAACCTATATCCATGAATTTATCTCTTGTATTATACTTCTTATAAGTATATTATAGCATTTACGTTATTAAAAATAAAGGATAAAGAAAACCCACTACAGTTATGCAGTGGGTTATTTGTGTTACGCCATAGGTGGTACTTGATTATTATGTGTATGTCCTGTAACTAAAGCACCTCCTGATGATAGTTCACCAGTTATATCTGCAATACCTGCAACTGCAAGGTTACTCCCCATTATTACATCACCTGTTATGGTAAGTATTCCGTTTATAACGGTAGGGGCTGTAATTGTATGAGCTGAAGATGTTATAGAAGATGTACCGTTAGTTACTAAACTCACATTACCCGCAGGGTCTATGTTTATAGTAGTCCCGTTATTCACTAAACTACAATTACCCTCAGGGGTTATAGTAATAAGCGTACTAGGACCTTCTATGATAAAGTCTGTAAGTGAGGGGGAAGTATTACTCTTCCTTGTACCAAAACCCAACTCTACCCAACAGTCCTCAATCCTACCTTTTTCCGTAACCTTTAGTGTAACAGCACTGCCATCACCATCTAAGAAATCGCCTAGGTCTCTGTGTGCCCAATTTAACCTAACCTTATCTCCTACAGCCACTGGTTGCTTTATAGAGAAACCACCACTACTTTGCAGGGCTACAAATACCCTCTTAAGTGTAAGACTCTCTAGGACTAGGTTATCTCTCTCGATATAAGTATCATTTATTAAGAATTTTACATCTACACATTGATATTCTTCGTAATCAGATACCCCTACTACCTCAGCAGGGATACCTTTATAATCTTGAATCACTTCCTGATTATTACGGTTTAATGCAATATCTTTAAGGGATTTAGAGAAGAAGTCATATGTTATTGCTGACCTTTTTTCACCACTCATGTATTACACCTTACGCTGTACGTACCCATAGATTCATTTTAACTGACTCACCACGTACATCAATTGTAGCTCCAGACGTACCTGTACTTCCTGTATTACCTACATAGTTAGGTACATCTACAGTACCGGAGGGAGTCCCTGCACTTACAGATTCAGTGTAACCTTCAATAGTACCATTATTACCAGCACCACCGACACTTGCGAACATACCACTATAAGGTGCAGATTTATCTCCATATCTAAATACATCATCATCTGACGCTTTAGTCAACATACCAGCACCATGTCTATGTGAAGCTAAAGGTGAACCGAAGAAGGATGCATTGTGTTTATGTGTCATGGTGTGACTGTGACTAGTGACAGGTACTTCTGGTTCATTGTTACCTTCAGGTACTCTAGACTGATTTGCACCATCACCTAGTCTAATACTCGCATCACCTGTAACCAGAATCCACGTCTGCCAAGGGTATAAGGTATTAGGGCTAGTTGCATCAAACCTAAGTAAGGTAGAACCGATATCTTTAGTAATATCATTTTGTAACTTATAATCTTTATATGAGATCGTAGTTAATCTAGGGTCTGCCGCAGGACTAGATGTTGTTGAAGTATAAGGTACTGTTGTATT